ACGAGCGTGGTCATGAGCGTGGCCGGGCGTGACGGCTCGCAGATCGCGTCCTATCTGGAATACGGGTATTTCAATGTGTGGGCGCAACGTCATCTGCCGGGCATGTACGTGATGAGCGAGGCCAAGTATGGCTGATCTGAGCGTGCGCGCCCCGTTGGATGCCGAGGGGCTGGTCGATACGCTGTTCAAGCGCGTCGATTTCCGTAAGGCAGGTTTCGATAACGTCGTGGTGTTGCCGCGGGCCATCGCGGATACGGATTCGTATGCGTTGGACCATGATGTGGTGATCTGGCATTGCGGCGCTCCGTTCCAACCGGATTGGAATGTGAAAGCGTGGGTTTGGCGGTTCGCGTTGTCGCTGACCGTGGTGAACCGTGATCCCGACATTAGTTCCAGCCTGTGTTCGTTCCTGCATGAGACGATTTCCCGTTGGCCTTATGGCGAGCCTACCGATTTTGGCCGTGTGGGTGCGATTCCCGACAATCCCGCGTTCGAGCAGGTCGCCATTGGCGATGTGGTGACTACGAAGACCGCTGTCGTGCGTTCCTGCACGAAGCTGGTGCAAGCGGGTTCCGTCCGCTGATTTTCCCAATAATTCAAAGATTCTGATTTTAAAGCCCTGTCCGCTTGCGGATGGGGCTTTCTTGTTAAGGAGGGCCATTCATATGGCTATCAATGATAAATCCGTGTTTACCAGTGTTCGCGGTGCAGCGTTTCTTGCCAATGCCAATACTGCTTTGCCGAGTCTGAGACTGTTTGGTTTGGAGGTGGCGACCGTTGGCGAGACCACCCAGAAGTATACGAACATGGGTCATTTGAGCGTGTCCGA